GCCTTATCGGCTAGTTTGTCGAATAGGCCTTTCAGCATCACCTTGATGTCACTGATGTCGCGGTGGTAGTCGTCTTTCCTGACGTATCTATCGGGTAACTGCTTTATGTCGTCATCCAACTTGTCCAGCGTCTTCATAATCCTGTTAAGCACCCAACCGCCGAAAAATCCGATCAGTGCAATACCTACGTTTATCAGCGATTGGGCTTCCATTTATTTTGCTTCCAGTTGCGGTTGTGCCTGTGCCTGAATCTTGGCAATCAGGTCTTTGACTTGAATGAATGGCATATTCCCCAGCGCGTTGAGGATGCCGTTGACTTCGTTCAGGTCAAGTTTCAGTTCGATCATTTTGCTTCCAGTACGGCGAGTCTTGCTTCAAGTGCAGATATCTTGGCTTCGTGGCTCTGCCATCCGGCAACGAGGTGGAATTGGTATGCGGTTTTGTCTACTGACCAAGGATGGTATTTAGTAGTCGGGTTCCCACCCTCGTCCGTACTTGCAAGATCACCACCAACCGATACGGCACCGGGGAACACCTCGACCAACTCTTGCGCGATAACTCCGATGTGCGGTTTGTTGGTTTCATCAAACTTCCAGCTATATTCACGCAGACGCGTCTGGCTGAGAATCTCTAGTGACCGTGTTTGCGGGGCATCACCAATCAGATTTTTCATTGTTGCATCTGAAGTAGTGTTGTAGCGGGTTGCATTCCCCGTACGGTTAAAGTCAATAGAACCCTTTAAATCTCCAGCAGAATTAGCATAGAAGTATTGAAACGTATTATCGCCAGCATCCGCTGCGTTCCACCCTGCAAGGACTGGATATCCAACATCTACTGTTTTAGCAACAATGGCACCAGCAGCGGACGTTGCAAGAACCGACATTGCTTTTGCAAATCCAATATTTATGTCAGCCGTTCCAACATCCAGCAATCCATAGCACTGCCCTATTTGGGTTTTGAAGTCACCCCAACGAAGAGCATTGGTTCCCAATCCGTAGGCGTTATTAGCTTCAGGGGTCGTGTCACGAAGACTCGTTGTTCTAAGCGTAGATGTTCCAGTCACGCCAAGCGTAGAGGAAAGCGTAGCCGCGCCAGTAGCACTCAACGTCCCAGTGACAGCAAGACCAGTTGATGCAATATCCAGAACCTTGGCTCCACTAACCGCAAATCCGTCATTGTTTGCGCCAATTCGATACAGACCCGTCCCCGTATCGGTGGACAAATAAAGCCCCGGAGCAGCCACCGTCCCTGCCGCAAAGTTAGACGCAGCCGCAGCACTCAAGCCAAACGCAAACGGTATCTTGGCGGTTGTAGTGGTCTGCCCGTCCTTGGTGATGGTGGTGGATAAGCCCGTCCCAAGGTCAGCCGTTAGCGAGTTGAACGCGGTCGAACTGATGACCGTGCCGGTTACAACTGGCTGGCCTGACGAGTTGATGACAAATGTTCCGCTGCCGTTGAAAGACACGATAAACCTTCCTTTCTATCTAAGTTGCTGAATTGTATTAGGAGCGGTTGCCCCAATATTTGGTCTTCTTGCAACAGAAACAATCCGGTTTCTTAATGCAGCTTGTGCTTGATCTCTAGCAATGTTTGACGCATTTTCACCAGACAAAGCAGCAGCAAGGCGTTTTTGTGCCGCTCCGGTAACAACGTCTTCTGCAATAGGTTTGACCATTAAATTAACGCCAGGAATGCGCTGCCCAATACTTAACAACTCGGCCATGATTTGTGGCGTTGTATTTGATCTGCTTGGTGCTGAAAAAGGAGGCTCAGAAGTCATTGCCAAGGAACCGCGCTCTAGTGTCCGTATTTGCGCCAATTCGTCGGGGCTGAATAAAGTCCGTAGTCTGTCTTCGCCAAGTTCATTTAATGCGCTTTTTAAACGCATTCCGTTAAAGGCTTTTTCACCATTAGATGTAGCTTTATTGACCGCCCAATTAAATGCCTCAGTCCTCAAATTGTGCCAAGGCGCAGCACCTTCTGTCGTTTTAGACAAAGATTCCTTCAAGGCTTGAATGTCTCTTACATTGCCTTTAAGAATGTTTTGTTCAAAGAACCGATCAGGAGCAACATCGTTTATTGCTGCGGTGACGCTTTTGCCCGTTTCTTGCTCTGCAAATCGTTCTGCTGCCGCTTTCCTTGCGGCAAGCAATGCTTTAGACGCTCCCGCCTCTGGAATGTCTAATAGTGATTCGTTCAGGGTTTGTTTAATAGGTTGCAGTGCTTTTGCTATCGGACCAAACCCCGGATTGTTGTTATTGATTAAACGGTTTAATTTGTCGGCCTCATTGATAGTTAAAACTTTTGTTTGTTTGCCACTAAACAATCCAAACTCTTTAAGCCTGCTCAAAACAGCGGGAGGAATATTTTCAGTCCCAAATTCATCGGCAATTTTTCCTGCTATGTCTGCCAGTTTTTGAGTTGGCAATGACGTTGTATCGCCAACACCGTGCGCTCTGTATGCGTTATAAAGATCGGTAACTGCCTCTCCTGCTTTAGCGTCTTTTTCCTGAAGAGTTTTAATGACTTTTTCAGATGCTTGCAATGTCGTTGCTGGTTGTGCTGCTTTTGGGTTAGTGCCAAAAATAACATCAGGGATGGATTTCATTTGTTCAGCCAACCGTTGCGCGTATGACTTTTGGGCAACATCTTGCTGTTGGAGTCTTTCGGTTATTGTCCCAGTTTCACCTCTTTGCACAGATGGCAGATTAACTTCAACTTTTTGAAGATTTTGTTCTGCTGTCCATTGCGCGGGGTTTCTTGATATTTGTGCGCTAGTACCCATTCCCGGCCCTGCAACCGATTCAATATCCAGTTTTCTAGCCAACATTTCAGGGTCTAGTTTCCCACCACTAGCTACTTGCCTTTTAGCATCCGATAAAAGTGAATCTTTAACTCCTTGCGACAAAGCATCGTAATCAACGCCGTTAGTTTTTAATGCCACTTTTACGTTATTTATAATAGTTGTGTCGGGGATTAAAGATCGCAAACCCTCTGCAAGTTTGTTTTTTGCAAACTGATAACCACTAACGATGCCTTCAACAATACGAGGAGCGGCAGCATTTAAAACACCGCCAGCAGCAGCACCAACACCCGCATTAATCATATTGGATGTTGATGTATTGTCAGGGTTGAAACCAGAATAACCGCCAGCAGCACCTGTTGCAGCACCAGACAAGAATCTTGGAACCAACCCCATGCCGCCGCCAGGAACTAGCGCAACCGGAGCCGCCATCCCAACATTACCGGCAAGCCTTGCAAAATCATATCCAGCACCAGACGGCGCGCCTTGTTTCCTGCCTTTTTCGTAATTAGAAACGTCTTGATTTACTTCTTGCGTGTATTGTTGCGCGGCTTCTGGGTCTGTCCAGTTTAGATATTTTTGTTTAAGTCCTTGCGTAATATCAGCGGCACCTCTGCCAACCCTAACAAGTGTTGAAGGGACTTCTGGCGTTGACGCAGCAACATCAAGAGCATCCGGCGAAGCAGGTAACGCTTTCCCTGCAATGATTGCAGACAATTGATCTAATGTAAGTTTAGAAAGATCAGGAGGCATTATTTCTTCTCCGATAATATTTTAAGACTCGCTCTTATTGCTTGCATTTGATTTTCTGAAAACATTGGATTAGCTTTTGCAAACGCTCTAACTTCTTTTTCAAAGTTATAATCCAATTTTCCATTCCGATCATAATAATCCGTTGCAAGCTCTGATATTTTTTGATCCCTAAGTGCTTTTTGTCTAAACACTTGAATTAACAAGTTTCGACCTTCCCGACTCTGTGCAAGTTGAGGAGTCATTGACTGAAGCATCTGTGTTTCAGCAACCGCCATAGCTCCCGGCATCAAATTAGTGCCGCCTTGATTTTTAGCCTTCAATGCCATTTCAACAGAAATTGCACGAATTGCTTCTTCTGCTGGCAATCCTTCTGTTCTAATTCCCAATGATTGCCCAATGCTCTTTAATCCGCTGATTTGGTCTGCTAATTTTCCTTGAGCAACATTCGGATCAGACGCAAGCGATTGCATCAAATCCAAATTGTTTATCATGGATTGGGCTTCTTGATAGCCGGTTCTTAGTAATTGTTCTTCTCTAGCAACCTCATTTGTTGCTCTTTTTTCTGATCTTGTTTTGTCTGCGGATTGTGTTGCTTGGTCTGCTGTAAATCCAATTCCTCTATTTGCAGGAGTGTTTACAGGAATACCCGCTGCTCTAGCTTGACCTATTTCCTGCACCGGAATCCCAGTAATTTCTCCTTGTGAATTTGTAGTGGGTTGCGCTGGTTTTTGTATCAAATATTGAATTGCATCTGCTTTAGTCATTTTTTGAATACCACCACCGGGCATAGGAACATCTACAAGTTCAAACGCTGATTTTGCTTGTTCAGTATTTTTCGTAATATCAGACGAAGAACCCAAAAACCCCGGAGCAGTTGAAACCGTGCGAGTGTCAAAATTAAATGTTTGTCCTGGGTCTAGTTTTGGAGAAGGAGCAAAAATAACTTCTGGTTTTCCTTGTGCGTTCATTCTAAGAATTGGCGCACCTTCTCTGCCAACGATAGGTTCTTGAGACTTTTGAAAAGCCGTTTGCAACCAACCTGCCAGCGTACCCATTGCAGGATTCCCAGAACCTTGCGTCAACAACATGGCTGCGCGTGGGTCAATTGGCAAACCAGCATTAGGAGCGGAAACTCTTGCCGCTGCTGAATTTGTCGGGCCAGCAGCACCACCAGAAACTTGTTCTGCCGACAATGCTTGCGGGGCAGTTGCGGATGCAGAACCCGCCCCCATTCCTTTTAGGACATTAACCATTTCTTGCTGATTTCTATTCCTCTGCATCTCAGCCATGCCCATTGCTTGCGTGGCAGGATGCTTGAAATACTCTAGAGCGGCAGCTTGCGGATTAGGAGCAACCGCAGGAATGGCAGGGATTACGCCCATTCCATCTTTCAATGCAAGGTTTGGGTTATCTTGGAAATCGGCAGTCTCAGGCTTGAATGAACCTTCAGGTACTGCTGGCTTGCCCATTGCCAGTTCATTTGCCCGTGTCATCGTTGCCATCAGATCAGATTGCGACTTCTCTCCAACTGCTTTCCTTTCCTCGGCAATGTCTCGCTGCGCTTTCCCGCCCATATAGCCCTGTAAAGCCTTGGTTAGCCCTGCAAGCGGAGATATAGGAGCTTCGATGCCCTGATAGCTAAATCTTTCTGTAGGCTGGAAAGCCTGTTGTTGCATGATCTCGGCCATCTTCTGCCGACGAGCTAATTCGTCAAGTTGCGTCTGGTACGGATTTGCAAGGTTGAAATTGACATCAGCCATTATTGCAACGCTCCATAATTAACCATCTTGAACCCGCTAGGATGCTCAATAACGGCTTCCGGCATGACTCGTTCAACTTCATCAGCCATTACGCCGCGTTGACGTTCTCCAAATATGTCATATTCGTATATGCCGATTCCAATCGGATGCGTTCCAACTCGTTCAATGTTGGACTTCAGTCTGCGGTCTGAAAAATACATTCCTGCCGCTTGAGCACCCGCACCAAGCAACCCATAAAGGCCAGCGTTTTGAGCGTTTACGTTAGCCGATTGAATACCATAGTTTTGCGTATTGGCTTGTCCTTGGGCTTGCGTCCCCGCCATCACCGGAGCAGGTGCTACGTTCTGTCCCGTGTAACCTTGAAATTGCGGCATCTGCAATTGACTTCCAGACATTAGCCCTGAAATCTCGTTCAGCGGTTGATTTCTTAACGCCAACTGTTGCTGTAGTGATTGCTGCTGCGCGGTATTGCCAAACTGCCCACCTTGCAACGCTTGGTTGTAACCTTGAGCGTTTGCGGCAGTATCAAGATTAATTCCTTGCAATGCAGCTTGTGAAAGTAGGTCATTTTTCTGCTGGTTCACATCAATCATCGCATTCGTGTAAGCCTCGCCGCCAGGGGTCAAGCCTTGGTTTGCAAGTCTCGTCCTTGTAGCGGCTTCCTGACGATCTAGTTGCGGCTGAAGTCGAGCCATGATTGCTTCTTGGCCTGTCGTGCCGGCATTGACAGGCATTCTCGCAATGCCGCTGGTATCTAAGGACGTTTGGATGCCGGGAAGGTTGGGATTAAACCGCGTTCCAAGGACATTCCTTGCCGTTCCAATTCCTTGTTCGCCAAGGTTTGCAAGGCTCGTCTGCACCCGTTGTTGAGCCTCTAGCGTTTGCTGCGCTTGCGGGTTAAGCGTTTGCGTAACGGTAGGCTGATCGTTTGGCGTTGAAGTGGTGTACTGCTCACGGGTTGGCGCGATCGGAGCTACACCACCACCTTGCCCGTACATCGGCGTGGTTCCGTCCTCACCGCCATAACCAATAATCCCGCCTTTACCGCCCGTCGCGTTGTACTGCTGCAACTGCTGGTTATAGGCTTGATTCGCCTGATCGTAGGCCGATTGATTGAACTTAGGAGTAGCGTCCCCGTAGGTTACGACTTGCGAACCCAAAGGTCCGTAAATATTGGGATTAGACATCCTGCCGCTAATCCTCGCTGCATCGGCATTAGCCGCTCCTTGCGCGGTTGCAGCTGCCGCGTAATCAGGTGCGGCTGGTGCGGACGGTGAACTTTTTCCCATGTTTCTCTCCTAAAAATCTGCAATCATCTTTATGCAAGGTCAGGAAGACTATATCTCCCTCCGGCCTTCCATCCTTGATTCTGCCTTCCTCGGCAAAACCCATGTTTTTAACCATCTTCATAGATTTCTCGTTATCACTTCCTACCGGCACGATGATCTTGTCCACCATCGCTACGTTAAACGGATAGTCAAATATCGCTGCTAAGTAAGCAGGGGTCATCCGGCCTTCTATCGCTATGTGGCACCAAATGCTCTTGTGGTTCCAGTTCTCGTAAATCACGCCAGCAACAATTTCATCATCCCGCTTCAGCCCGATAGCCTGTGACCGCTCTTCAAAATACCCACCTTGGACGCGTCGAGCGACCCAATGGCCGATCTCCGCGCCAGTCGTTATATTCCAGCCCATCCGACCTGATAAACCACATCGGTAGATGCCCACTCAATTTCTAGCCCAGCACTAGCACTCGTCAGAAGAACCGCACCGCAGTAGCCCAATCCCGTAACCCCCTGCCAGTTGTTTGTAATCTGCAACCCAGAACCCCAGTAAGATACATCCCAAGTTCCAACGTCCCACTTACCAACCGAACTAGGCGAAAACGATAATGGCGTTGCGTTGTTCTGAACGTCAAAATCTACGTTTATGCCGACGGAAATAGCAGGGGTTCCGTTGGTGAAAATACTTGGTCGCGCACGGGTAAAATACTTCTTCACGCCACGCGAACCGAGATAATTAAACGCTTGCAGGGCGTTGGCAGAGATGCTCGTGCCATTGTCCGAATAACTCGTATCCCACGCCTCACCGACAAAGCCATTCCCGCCAAAGAAAGGATCATCGCCAAAGTTCTCCCAGACGTTAGCTTCCCATCCGGTGAACTGGCACCATGACTTCGTAATTGTATTCATGGCGTATTGTTGTTGGAGCGAACCGTCAGAAACGGGAATGTTAATCCAAACCGCGTTACGCTTGGCGTTGTAGAAGACCTGCCACCCAACGGAAGAATGTGTCCCACCGTAGTCCGTAGTGGCTTGTGTAATCGCTCCCTGAATCTTGTTCGACAGCGCAACCCTGGGATCAAGCCTTGATGATTGAAGACTTGATGCCATCGGCATCAGACCGTCATAAGTCAGGATTAGCAGATCGCCGCCCCATTTGAGCATGGCTCGTTTAGAAATAGGGCTACCGAGCTTCCAGACCCCCGCTAATGCCCATGTAGCCTCGCTTGATGGGTCAGTACCTCGATAAACGATGACCTCGCCATTGCTCGTTATAAAAGCTAGGTTGTCATCCATGCCATAGCCCGCGTCAAGCGTCCAAGTATCCAGATCAACCAGATGCCCCCCGGCTTTAGCGATGGAACTGAGATCGAGAACTTGAGCTGCTCCTCCTACGGCAGAAGTCGGTAGATACCATGCTTTCAGCGTGTTTTTTTGGATAAACCAGACGCGGTTTTTGAATAGGGTGACGTTATCAAGAGTTGTCGTGGTTACGCCGGTAATCGCCGGGGTCGAGGCGTTATCTATAGATACCCAAGTCGTGCCATCGTAGAGCAAGGGCTTATCAACGCCATTAACCGCGTAGATGTACGATCCACCAGCAGTAGTTACGTTCGTATATTCCCAGATAGCGTTAGTCAATCCGGTGACGACAGCGGCTCCTACAGCCCCTCCAGCAGTCGCATCGTATATAGAAAACGATGGAGTCCCGACCACCGCAAAGAGCTTTTCAGTCGCCCCGCCGGAATACGCGAAAAGGCTCTGAACCTGACCATTCATTCCCGTAGCGTAACGGTTATACCCGCCGCGCAAGACGCAACTGCTCACGGTCGGGAAATAATTGACTAGCGTTACCGCGTCCATCGGCTCCATATTGGCGATTGAATCACGCGCATTCCACCCGCCGACAGGGGCAGGGATAGACTGCACATTGGCAGCGGTTCGTTGAACCATTCTTCTCGTTGCCAAGTTATGCTCCGTACCCAGAATCCGGGATGTTATCGTAGCCCACCAACACAGTACCAGGACGAGGCGCAAAGCTCAGATTGGCACTTGACATATCCAACGCTAGAGCGGCTTCGTATTCCTCCAAGTAATTGCGATACATGGCGGTTGTATCAAAGCCCTTTGCCTCAAAATACTTGAGTTTGGTATTGAGTACGATTAGACGGGATGGATAGATCGTCGTGTCCGTGTCAACCGTAAAGGATAGCTTTACAGTCCCATCAGCAGCATTCGCCCATCCGTTGCTGCGATATTCAAATCCGAGATATTCGGCGTTTGAAAACCCCGGCCAGATTTGGAAGTAATCTCCTAGCAAACGCCAGCGGACGCGAGGGCCGGTCGAGATGTAGCCCGACAACAACCATTCCCACTGCTGAGCGGTTTCGGGGCCTAGCATCTCCCAGTGCTTGCTCTTGTCCCACATCGTCCTAGGAACTAGAGCCTCGTAATCCACGGGCAGGGAATACTTCATTTTCTGGAAATAGACCGTAGCCGCAGACCCGCCAGCAGCACTAAAGTCGGCGTTCATTGTTACTTGAGTTGCCGAGTCTACGGACGCGATAAAGCAGTTTTGATTAATGCCGGTGCCGATAGCTTGATAGGTGGTATCAAGTCCCGTAGTGCTAGGAATGCCGGTAATCACTCGGCTGGCAGTAGTCCAGTTACCCGTAGTGGTCAAATACTCGGTATAAAACTGGTTCTGCTTGGTCATCGCGCGCCACGGATGCTTCCGCAGCAACTCGTACCCTGAAGCGTTCATCAGAGCGAGAATCTGCACCACATCCTGATTCGTGTTCGTGGCTACAAATGTCGGTGTAGAAACGCCCAGCTCGTTAGTGACTTGCTGGACGAGTTGCAGCATCGTGTAAGACATTTAGACCTCTTTTTTAGGACGCCCCGGCTTACGTTGCTCCATGAGCATGGACATCTGTTCTTTCAATTCTTGCAATTCGCGCCGCGTCTGATCGAGTTCTGAGCTATTGCTGACTTGATTCTTCCGAGCCAGAAACGCCCTAGCACGTTCACGCAAACCAGCGGCACCCATGCCAACCTTCTGCACTTGCGAGTCAGATGCCGTGGCGACTTGCTCAACGGTCTGAAACTTGAGAATCTGCAACTCTGCCATTTGCCGGTCGTTAAACTCGTCCGGTGCATCCTTGTGCCATTCAACCAACGGAGTGCCAATCAATGCGCCTTCAGTGTTATTCATCTGGAAATACAACCATTGCCGAGGAAAACGCTCTTTATGGTCTTCGCGCACCGGCTGATCGATTTCCGTAGTCTTATCGCCAGGAATCATAATGCGTACAAACGGGACGCCTTTATATGGTTCACGCTCATGCTCGTAAAACTCAACGTGCAATTGAGAATCCGAGTTATTAATATCGCTGTCCAATGCCATTTCGCTTCTCCTGTGGGGATTAGGTTTTCGTACCGTTGATGCTGTACCACATTGCGTTCGTGACCGCGAAAAGGATGCTTGTGTGATCCTTTGCAATAGAACCTGATGTGGTTTGATTTATCGTTGTCGCGGCTTCATACGGATAAACTTTAATCGTACTGTTGCCGGAATTGGCTATGTAGATCGTTGATCCCATTTGTGTCGGTGGTAACAAAACACCAGTTCCGGCGGTTGAAGTATCAATCGAGTTGTAAACGTGCGTCAGTTGTAATGCGTCTGTTCTGGTCGATCCTGTCGCGGTCAGTCCGTCAACGCCATCACCACAGATGGCAACGGTCATTAACTGAGGTGCGCCAGCACCAAGAACCCGCGATGGGATCGTCATTATGCTGTCAGAACAGATGCCCAAGTCGTTGCGCTAGTCGCAAACAGGATGACGGTCTTCGCATTTGCAACCGACAAGCTAGATGCGGCTGCGTTAATCGTTGAACCCGCTTTTGGATAAATAATAATTGTTGAGCCGGAATCATTGCGAACGCCAACCATCGCGCCCACTTCAGTCGGAGGAAGAATCAGCCCGGTAGAAGCGGAGCTAGTCGTCACCGCATTCCAAACCGCCGACAGTTGCAGGGCGTCTGCAATAGTGCTACCAACAGCCACCAAAGCGGTAGCACCATCTCCGCAAATGCTAGTGGTTGCAAGACCCGAATTGCCGGACGCCAAAACTCTTGAGGGAATCGCCATTTTTACAACTCCTTATTGATGTAGAAAAATGCTGCATACGAATTGTGGTCAGACCAGATCAATTTATAGTCTGCCAACTTGTCCAACCACCAGTGATACGGAAACACCGATAAATGCAAGGGTTGCCCGATTAATTTGCCCATATTATCAGGCACAAGACTTATCTGGAAAAAACATGAATCCACGCATTCCATGACGTTTCTAATCACGGAATCCACGTTTTCAGGAGCAATATGCTCCATAACGTCCGTGCAATAACCAATATCGCCCTTGACCCCGATCCTCTTGGTCAAATCGGCAATGGTCAGCGGGAAATTAATGCCCTTATCCAAGCAATTGCTGGAAAAGTCCACCAGTTTAAGACTCGCGCCGGTCAGTTCGTGAATGCGTTTTGCGCCCCGTCCCGTCCCGCAGCCAAAGTCTACAACCAACGAATCCTTGGTGATTTCGGCTACTTTCACGAACGCATCGGCTATGAGTTCGCCAGGAGCCGTGTCCCGGTAGGCAGGGATAGCCCACATCTGGCGGTATTTCTCGTCCTCTTCCATCGGAGCTGCGTGTTCCCGCATGGATTTGACCACCTCCATAATGAGACCATCACCGTCAACCGTGATAATGCAGCCAAGATCAATCAGGTTATTGCAGACCTCGGGGAAGATTTCGGCCTGTCGCGCCATCGTCAGCGAACTAGTGAAAACACGCCCATTCATGGTGACTTTGCACAGCGGGTCGCGGTTATTCATGGCTTGCAGATAAGCATGACCCATCGCTTGCCGGTGGCTTGAATCGTAGCCAAATAGGTGAATCTTGCGGTAGCCCATCGTGTACGCTAGGCACATGGTGGACATTCCCACGGTCGTGCCGCCGCCGATTAGCGCGTATTCGTCTTTGTATTCTGGGAGATGAGTCTCTATGCCTTCCATAGCAGGATGCCATGTAGTGACGTTCCCAACCGCTTCAAATAGCGTCGGATGGCACTGGGAGGAAATCAGGTATTCCTCTGCCTTGCCGATCAGATCAATGTTTTCAGGTCGAGCGTCTAGGATGACCTGATATTCCGGCACTATGCCGTGACGGTTCAAAAACTTGGCTGCGCCGTTTAGCGCAAAGATGGTTTGCCCGAATGATCGCCGTTTTTCGATCATAGGGAGGAATTCGGCCAAAGAAGGACCACCGCCGACAATGATGGCATGACCATCATGCGGGGGTACTTGAGCAATCCAACGATTACAGGATCGTGCATTCAGACTGACATTGCCAAACAACTCGGCATCGTCCGTGTTGCAAATGATCTCAATATCCATCCGAGATTGCGAGTCTGAGCGTCCCCAGACCCGCGCTCCTTTCTTAGGTGATACGACCTTGCAGATGCGGACGGTTCATCACCACCGTTACCGTAGTGGTAGCCGAGGCAACCGTAGCGGCATTGGCTGTACGAGCACCGAGAATCTCCTTGCCCGAACCCGTGGCACCAACTTTACCGACAGACTTCACGCCAACGGCAACCGTAGCCGCAAAGTTAGACGAGGTTGATTTAGCGCAAACCGCAGTACCTTCGATCTGATACCAACCGAACAGACCGGCAGTACAAGCGGACATTGCCACGGCAACAGGACGAGCCTGGTTAGCCGTTACAGCGGCCAGCGTGGTCTGATAGGTCGTGCCGTCATACGTGACCAGCGACCCTACAGCGGTGCTTGCTACGCCAACGAGCAGGATGAATTCACCCGCCCCGTAGGTCGGATCGAAAGCGCGTTCGATCTGACCCAAGACCGCCGGAGGAGTCGGGATTGCACTCGTTCCGTTAGCCATCGTTACACCAGCATCGGTATTTGCAATTTGCAGCAATCCCGACTTATTGTCGTCAAAAGTGTATGCCATTTTAATTCTCCTTTAGGCAATCAGGACGCCGCAAAACTGCGGGCCGCTGGATGTCAAATTGCCTGCCCAACCAATGAGCTTAACAACCATTCTGTTACTTTCAGCCTTTCGGCTTACTGACCTTTTCAGGCGGGGAAACTTCTTCGAGTCTCCCTCACTCGCTTTTTTTGTTATACGAGTGTTCAGACTATCGCATCCGGAAATTCCGGTCTTCTCACTTAGTCGTTCACGCTGCACACTTACGCTGCTTGCGCCCTGTTGCCCACTTCTGGGTTTCCAAGTCAATAAGAGAAGATTTATAGACGCCATTTGCAAGCTCAATGCAAAGTTTGTTTAGCGTCTTGGTTGATCGCTTGACGTTCGCCGCCGATCGGGACAAAATTTCGATCCGCGTGTGGCCTGAACATCATGTATTTGGTGTTCAAGAACCACATATGGTTAGCAGTCGCGGCAGAGCCGATACCACCGTCCAGAACTACATCGGATGCCATACCCGCGCCGTAGTATTTCAGCGAAGCAAAACCAGCACCGGCCATGCTGCTGCCGGAATCGGAAATGCGCTGAATCGACTGAAGCGATTGCAGATACAAACGATAGTAGTTATTGTCAGCCACGATCAGGTCGGGCTTATCCGTACCGCGAATCAACTGCACAGCAATCGCATCCATGTATTGCTGGATGTTGCTTGCCGTAACAGCCGAGCCGCCATCGGTTACGCCCGAATACTTCGTAGAACGCCAGAACGTCCAAGTGGCACGGTTAATACCACCGTAGGTTCCGGTACTAGGCGCATCAGGAGAAAGAGCACCGAGTCCGGTGATGTTCTTGCCCGAATTACCAGTTCCGTCCAAATATATATCCGAACCGATACGGTTAGCCAGTTGCGCCTCGGCTACGTTCATACGACCGTCAAGCAGGTCAATGATCGCTTCCTTGCCGCTGTTCTGGATCATCTCCAGACCGCTGATAGAAACCGCAGCAGCGTACTGAGTGATCGAAAACTGAGCGGCCGAAATCGGGCTATTCTGACTGACGTTCAGCACTTCATAGCCGCTATAGCTATTCGTGTTGTTGGTCGTCGAATCGTTGTACATGATTTCTTGCAGGATGACGTTACCGCCGGAGAATGTTTTCACATTTCCGCGTTCTTTCAACCTGCGCAGAAGCGCATTATTATTTGTTACGTTATCGGCCAGTTCACCGCTGCGACTTTGGATGTTGGTCGCAATGATGTCACTGATCGAGCTATTGGCGAAAGCCATTTTTAAGCTCCTTGAAAAGTTTTAAAGTCGTTCACTCATTGAGTCAAATTGTTCTGCCAAGAGAGAACGTCTGTCTTGTGCTTTGGTCGCTGTTATGGTTCCGGGTGCGGAACCCCTCACGCTGACCGCTGCCGCCCTTGCCGACTTAGCAGCCTTATTCGCTGCTGCTCTTTTCTGCGCGTCAACCTCGGCTTGTTTGCTTTGTTGAATCGTCTCGAAAAGGTTCGGGTCTAGACGTACTGCTTTATCGTACGCATCCTGAAGATCGGTTGCCACCCCACTCTGTAGGAGTTGGATCATCACCGGCCTAGCTTCTTCAAAATGTTCTGCCTTCTGGGAAAACTGGTTAATTTCCCCAAGTAAAGCCGAATTCTGTGCTTGCTCTTGCTGCTGTTTCCAGTTATTCACCTCGCCACGAACGTTATTTAGTTCGTTTTGAAGCGCATAAACCGTTGGATCAACAGGCGTTTGTTGTGGCAAACCCTGCCCTAGATTTACACCATATTGTTGTGCAAGTCTACCAAATAGTTGCAATTTCTGTTCAGGTGTGCTGTATCGCAGCGCATGATCGGCTTCCAAAAGAGCCTTAACTGCTTTTGGCGCGTCAATTCCCAGACCCTGAATAGTCTGCATATACGGCTGCACGACTTCGTTTATCTCGTCCGCGAACTGCGCTTTGGCCTTCAGCGGTTCAATTCCCGCCTTCATCTGCTCTTCGCGTTGATAGGCGTATTCCTTTAGCTTATCGTCAGCGGTCGCCCAGGCTTCGTGATAATCCTTTTTCCAAGAGGCAGGAGGACGCTTCCAAACGGGTTCCTCAACCGCTTCTGGTTCGGTTTGGGCAAACTTCCCCGCATTATCGCGTGGCTTTTCTGCCTTTGCCGGTTCTGCTTTTGCTGGTTCTTGTTCGGCAGCATCAAACTGCTGTTCAAGCAATTCGCGCCGAGCATCAGCGTTTTCAACGGGTACGATGGAATTCAGATCATCAGACATTTGTAATTTTCCCTGTGGGGGTTAACGGCGGGTAAAACGGATTTCTTCTCTCATTTTATGCAGAATCTTGTCGGCTTCTCGGTTGGTCATGTTAGCCAGTTGCGCTCTCAAGACTTCGCGCCGGTTATCGGACGGAGGAGCTTTCTTCGTTTCCATCACCTCGTTGCCGATTTCTATGCAATTGTGCTGGCGCAAATGCTCACGGTGCTGCCTACGCCCCGTAATCATTGAGCCATCTGCCATAGATTGATACGGCTGAATGTCCGGCATGATGTAAGTGCGCGCTTCTGGCTCGTATTTCTCGATCTCAATTGCCTCGCCGTCTTTGTATATCCATCGTTGTCTCATAGCAGTGCTAGAACCTCCTCATCGTCCATTTCAATATGCTCGGCATAAAGTGCCTCAACCTTGTCAATGTCCCGCATCAGTTTGTCAAAATCCACCTGTTTAACCAACGGTGCGGATTCTTGCCCTCTAGCCTTCGTTTTTACATACGGCTCTACAATCTGAGCCGCTATCTCTGGTCTGCCGTCTACAACCCGTTCGTATAGGTCAATCAGATCACGCTTGCGCTTTTCCTTCTTGTCGCGCTCTTCTGCAAACTTCTTGCCCTTGTAATCTCCGTCATGCGTGTCATCAATAATGATGATTGGCGGGACAACGGCAATGACCGTCCCTGCGCTGCCGATAGCTTCCGTCCCAGTAAGTGCAGGACTAACAGACAGGCTGACGTTTCCTGCGGCTCCTGTTGCTCCATTCCCAGACAGAGCGAGGGTAATGATTTCGTTTTCGCTGCCGACAGATCCTGTGGCTTGTACGCCGGAAATGGCAATAGTAACGCTGGGAGTGCCTGTTCCTGGCAATCCCGTTCCAGAAACGCTTGTGACGGGCAAACTATCCCATAGGGCATCGTCCCATGTGCCGGTGTCCCATGCGCCTTGTGCCATTTATCAGGCAATTCGGATCAGCGCGTTCGTTGCGTCGCTGGTTGGCATCGTCAAAGTAAAAGTACCCGCCGTAATGGTCTGACTGCCAAACGTGTGAACGCTGATCGCTTTGTTTGATTGCGTTGAGTTATAGACAAGAACAGCGTCAAAAGCAGTTGTTAATGTCACGCTGGTATAAGTAAAACTCGCGCTTGGCGTCCAGTATCCCGTTGTGCCGCTTGTTGTCGGCGCGGTAGCGTTTGTGACTGTTATGCCGCCTGCGCTATAGCCAGAACCCGAAACCTCGCCTGTCACGCTATATGCTGTCGTTGCGGCATCAACTGTTGCGCTTGCTAGATACAAAGCCGCTTTCAACGTATCGGCTCCGGTTCCAGCTCTAATGACAGTGGTTCCAAGCGCATGAATTCCCGACAGAATTTCACCTTTAAAACTGGTACACATTGCTTGGGTATTAGCCATCGAATCCTCCAACCTCAGAAATTGAAACTAACGGTCTTTTCAGGCTGACATGAGCCGACCTATGCACAAGCTCTCCGTCTAGGTAATACTCAACCCAAGTCGTATTCTCGTTGTCGTTGTCAACGCTTCCCTCTTTCTTGTTTAGCAGGGAATCGTCCATCTCGCCTTGCGTGGTGGTTACAATCATTGTGTTAGTACTTCAACGCCAGCGGCTCGACCGTCAGGACCGCGAATGATTCGTTTAGGCGCGGCCAACATCTGCATCATCCCTCCCATTTGGTTCATTGTTTCGTCATGCCGACCCATCATGGATTCGTGCATATCGGCCATCCTGCTCATAGCCAGAGAAACTCGATCTCCAAGCTCTGCCGTGATCTTTTCGGATGCTGCTTGCTGCGCTTCCATCGCCGGAATATCAAGCCCCGGATTAGCACCGATTCGGGCAACCATGATCTTGGTCGCCGCCTCAAGCTCGGTTTTCCAGCGGTTGAATTGTTCCTCGGACTGCAACTTCTGCTGCGCCATTGCCGCCTCGTACTGCTGGCGTTGCGCTTCGGTCTGAGCTGCCGCTTGAATCTTCATCTGCTCAATCTGCGTTTCGGCCTGTATCTTCGCTTGCTGGATTTGCCCGTCAAACTGAGCCTTGGCTTGTGCGGCCTGAATATCTGCTTGCGCTCTGGCCTGATCTGCCTGTTGCTGCGCTTGCATTTTCATCATTTCTGGGTCAGGGCGCGGTTGTTGCGGTTGCGCTTGTTTCTCTTTCATCTGATCCAGAGCAGCGTCTAACGCACCTTCAATCGGTTTAGATTGCTTAAACGCGCCAATCCCAAACTTCATCACCTCGATCAGCATCGGCGTGATTTCCGGTGAGGCTTGGGCAACCGGCAGGGCTTCGCGCAGGAATCCACCGAAAGCCTGTATGAACTCCATGCGATCCCGCTTCGTCTGCTGCTCATCCAGTTGCACTAGCGAGTCGGCAGCAACTTCAATCCGAAAGCTCCGCAGCGGGTTATCGCTAATCAATTGCAGGGCTTCTGGAATCATTTGTTGGTCAACCGGCGGCATCTGCTGCGCTGCGGCATACATCAGAATCGTCTGCGGCTGGAACTTTGTGCAGATGATCTGAGCTTTCAAGCGCAAAAGCTCCGTGGCGAACAGGGCTACGTCTTCCTGCATGGATCGGAGACGGATGGAGGCGTATTGACCTTTGATCTGCTGCGCTGTCGCGGTTTCGGACGCCATCGAACTGCCTCGGATAATGTCCGAGAGTCCGGTGATCTCGTAAATCTGGTTCTTAATCTCGGTTCTAGCGCGGTAGCACTGCATCAGAGCGTCCGCTAGGGTATCCAGCGGTAGAAGGTCAATGCTGCCCTTCAGACCACCTTTCTCGCTAAACCCCATCCACTTATCTACGGGGATCAGCGTGTTGTTGTCTCCTTCGGTCAGCAGACGCTGCAACGCGGGTTGGCTTGCGTCATATACTCCTCGCACCCGCAAAGCCTTTACAAGCCCATCTATGCGGTCAGAGAGTATATCTAGCTCTACGGCCTGATCTTGATAAAGCACGAAATCCGGCACCGGCACCAAGGTATCGCTGGTCATCGTCGCGTATAAAGGTCTGGAACAAGGGAAAAACTGGTCTAGCTCTAGCGGATCGTCCCTCTCGTCGATGATCTCCGGCATATTCTTGCTAAACCAATAAACCTTGCCCGACTCTTTATCCCACAACTCGCAAATCTTGGCGCGGGTATGCTCTTTCGTGGATTGGCCGTAGGTTTTCAGCGTATCGGGGCCAGCGTCAAACGGGATTTTGTTGCCCATCTCATCGCCAAAACGCTCCACAAGGGCTTCGCGGGTCATGTAAACCCACCGCCATACGCAGGTAACTTCCTCCCACGTTCGGGCCACAGAATGTCCGAAATCCTTCCAATGGACGTAATCCACAGGGGCGCATTCGTATTCAATCTCTTCCTGTGGTTCGGCTTCGCCGGCGGTCAGATCAGTCTCATCTTCCGGCTTGTCTACGTCTTCGGTGATCTGCGTCCCGTCCTCTGGTACGTCTTGCGTCTTAACGTGCGGCTCGTATCGTACCCAAGCAGACCCACGCCCACCGAGGAATCTGTCCTCGACGCAATGCTTCATGGTTGACCGGAAATCGGGGTAATGCTCGACCTCAAAGTCCAAGGCGCGTTCAATGAGCTGCGAGGCTACCCGTCCTACGGGGTCGTTATCACCGAACCTGCGCGAAACATCGGCTTTCGGCAGACGAGCGTAAACGGCAGGTGTAAGAGTCTGGACGTTAGACCATAGGATGTTGAACTTTGCGGTTTCGTTCGTCGATTGGCTGCGGTTATCGTCCCGATAACGCTTGATAATCTTTTGGGTACGGGCTTCCCACTTCTTGAAATCACCGTCATAGGTAGCGACCATGTTCAGCCACTTATCCACGCCTTTGGATGTTTCCATTATTTGTTCCGTTCTGATATGGCGCGAGCCTTGGCTTGCGCGTCTTCTTTGCTTGATGCGCCCCACGCCCTCAACGCCAACGCCAAGCGGGTAGGCTTCCCGTCTTTCTCCATCGGACCCGGCATATTGCCCATGCGAGCGAGGAACGAGGCGCGTCTGGGATTGTCGCCAGCCTTCACGGGAGGTTTGAGTTCACCGCCGGTTTCGGCTTTGTAGGAGGCTCGGCCCTTGGCGTTCAACCCGCCTTCAGGGTTCTTGCCTTCCTTGCGCGTCCAAGCGGCTGTCATTATGCGGAGAATATCCCAACGGCAACGACAGTCGCACCAGCACCCGTGGTGATCTTCCACGCGCCCGAGGCCGAAACCGCGTTAATCTCGACCGAGTACACGCCAGGGACGTTAGTCGCAGCACCCGTCAGCAGCACGATAGACGTAGACCCATCGATCAGGGTTACGCCGGAAGTCGCAACGGTTACAACAGAGATAATCAGCCGGTGGATGTAATCACCGACTGCGCCCGTACCTCCCAAGACTTGCGCGGTTTGCGAGGCTGCAACGGTTTCATATTGGTAACGATAGGGGTTTGCAACTCCACTCATAATCTTTGACTCCGGTTGGTTTTGTGGGTAGCCCACATATCATTAAGGGTTGCTGTGTTCTCAGGGCCGACAATCAACGGCTTCATCGTGTCGGGGGCTTTGACTCTTGGTTCAATACGCCATGAAACGGCTAACATCCGCATGGCATCGGCAGGGTGGCTCGTCCAATCGTGACGCGGAGTCTGCCGAAACGCCTTCTTATCCTCGTCATACTCTCTCTGGTATTGCCTCAAAGCCTCTACGCCATCGAAGCAGCGTTCAGCGTCAAACCATGTCTGCTGCAGCATTTGGCGAACCGCTTGAATACCGTCCTGAACGCCCAGATCCGGCACGATTGCCATGTTATTGATGCCAAGGTGTTCAGCCATCTGCTCTATAACCGACTTGCCGCCAGACGCTAGGGTCTTGGCACGGGCATCGTGGGGTAGGTAGTGTTTCCCGTACTTGTAGGGTTTGGACTTCACAACTTCACAAATCTCCGAGACATTAGCCCCGCTGACCGCGTAGTAATCCAGCACATGAATCTCGTTGCGGATCACTTGGTAGAACCAGATTGCCGTATCGTCTCGATAACCAAGGTCAAATGCCGTGTGGACGGGAACCTCTGGCTGGTAATCAACCTGCGTGATCCGACCTTCTTCCGTAGCTTCGCGGAGTTCTGACCCGTAGAACGCTCCGAGAATCGCCGCTTCAAACGAGCATTCATACTCCTGCTCGTACTGGTCTTTTGATAGCTGCGCTCTAGCTGCGGATAGCTCTCCGGCAGGCAGCAATCCCGATTTGCTGGCTGGTAGCTCCAGCAGGAACCATTCGTCCTTGAGCCTGCTGGCAGTCGTGCGAATGTCCCAGAACTGGTTTTTGCCCTTGGGTGTACCACCAAACACCGCCCATCCCTGCCTGTCTGATAGCGCGGGACGGATCACGTTACCCCAAACGGAAGGTTTAAAGTCTCCAAATTCGTCCATATAGATGCCGGAAAAGCCAAGTCCACGGATCGCGTCTGCGTTATCCGCGCCAAATAGCCTTATCTTTGCGCCGTTTATGAGCGTCACGGTTAGATCGGCTTCGTTGGAATCCGCTGCAATAGGTAGGGAATAGTGCTTGAGGTATTCCCAGACGACTGATTTGGCTTGCGATCTGAATGGGGCAACAAACCCAAATAAGGGCATAGGGTCTTTGGACGTAATGGCTGCACGGATGATGTCGTTGATTGCCGCAACCGTCTTACCAGCTCGCCTATGCGCGACAAGACACGCCCACCGCTCGGTGCGGTTGTGGAACGGCATGAACGCTTTCCGGGGAGCATAAGGTATGGTTATTTCTCGGACTGCCATGTGATCTTGAGTTCCTGGGGGCCACCATCCGGGCCGGATTGCTCATGTCTCTGGGTTTCAGCCCACCGCATTTGCGCTTTAGTCCACCAGATCATTGCCGTGGTATCTCCGCCTTGGACCGCCTTGTTGAAAAGCGTCTTGGCTATCTGCGCCGATGCTTTAGCCTTGCCCATACCCAGTTCCGGCCCGTAATACTTGCGGAGCGTCTCGTCACTGATGCTGATGAGAGCGCAAATCTGGTCATGCGGCAGTCCCAGGCCAGATGCCTGCTCGACTTGCCGCCTCAGATCATCGGTTGGTTTATGGGGTTTTTGAGCCATTTTCTTTTATTAAGCCAATCATGCAGCGAGTTTGACCGGAATGAATGCTTCTCCGTTTGATTCCAGCGTTGCTGTCTGTCCTGTGAATTCCTGCCAGCGTTGGACGATGACATCGCAGTATTTTGGGTCGAGTTCCATGCTGCGGTTGATGCGGCCTGTTTTCTCGCAAGCGATTAATGTGGAACCAGAGCCTCCAAACAGGTCAAGCACAGCATTTCCTGCTTTTGTGCTGTTTCCTATTGCTTTTTCCATTAAACCGATAGGCTTCATGGTTGGATGCAATGCTGATTTAAGGGGTTTATTCACTTCCCATGTAGACATTTGGCTGTGATCTCCGTACCAATTGTGCGATTCGCCATCCTTCCAACCATACATAATCGGTTCGTGCTTGTAGTGGTAATCCATTCGACCAAGCACATGATTATTCTTAACCCAAATTATCGTGTGCTTTAACTGCCAACCCGCCTTAAGAATCATCATCATCATCATCATCATCAATTCTCCCCTTTGGGGGCCACAAATGTAATAAACCGCTTTATCGGTTGTCACTAAATGCGCGTTTGAAAATGATTGAAACCATAATTCGCCAGTTTCATCGACCGCCATGTGGTCGTTGAGTATTGGAGTTTGAATGCAATTTCCTTTGCCAACCGCATTCAAACTCTTGTTTTTTTCAGCGTAGGACACCCCGTAAGGCGGGTCAGAAAAGAAAATTTCGGCTTTGCTGCCATCCATCAGCTTCTCAACCGCATCAATGCTGGTCGAATCGCCGCACATAACCCGATGCTTGCCCAGAATCCATACGTCTCCAAGTTTGGTTACGGGTTCCGGTGGCAACTCCGGCACAGCATCTTCGTCGGTTAATCCCTCAACGATGGTAGGGGTTAACAGGGTATCAATTTCCTCTGCGCTGAATCCGGTCAGATCAAGGTTGAAATCCATATCCTTCAGGTCGGTCAACTCCACCGCCAGCATCTCGTCATCCCAACCCGCATTCAGGGCCAGCTTGTTATCCGCGATGACGTAGGCTTTTTTTTGAGCCTCGGTCAAATGGGTTAGACGGATACTGGGAATGTCAGTAATCGCTAACTTCCTTGCCGCCATGACCCGTCCGTGGCCTGCAATGATGCTGCCCGTCTCGTCAATAAGCACAGGATTGGTAAAGCCAAATTCCTTAATGCTGGCAGCAATCTGGGCTACTTGAGCATCGGAATGGGTGCGGCTATTCCTAGCGTAAGGAATCAGCGCATCCAGCTTTACCTGTTCAATTTTCACTTGAGAAACCGCAGCTTATAAAGAGTCGAGTCGATTAGCGCGGCTATCTCATCAATCAGGTTCTGCAACTGGCTCTCTTGCGGCAGATGCACGCGGAAGTCCCTAACGAAATCGCTGATTTTAGTCAGGTAACGAACCGGATCAGTCTCGCTGTGAAAGGTATTCGGGTAGTCCGTGATGACCTTGTAGCACCCCTGATACGCCTCGGCAAACGCATCGGTTAGATCAACGATTTCGTGATAATACGTCTCAAGCGCGGAGTGAACCGAAAAACTATCCGTCTGCAAGTGCATGAAATGAGCGTTAGTTCCCGAATGGAATAGTACGGAAACAAAGCTCGCAGCATCGGCGTTTGCAGCCATAATTACCCTCATTTCAGCAATATTTATAGATTATTCCGAAAATTTAGCCATGTCAAGCGCATTACAAGCTTTAGATTGCGCCGCCATGATTCTGAAAACCGTGGCAACTCCGGCCACATCTCGGACGATTGCGCGGCATCCCTGCCAAGTTGCTGCGAATTCAACCTGATCTGGCGTTTCCTTGCCTTTTGGCATTTTGACTTCGACCAGCCATGTGATACCTTTCATCGACACCAGCAAGTCAGGCACTCCTTTGCCTACTGCTGCCAGAGACAGGACGGAACATCCCAACGTGCGGAATGCTTTGACCAGTTCTAAATGATTTGAATCTGTGCGAGCGGCTCGGCGCATAATTCCCTCGTTTTCTCCAGCAGTTCCGCTTCCGTGCCATATCTGGCCTCAAACTCCCGCCGCCAGGGATGCCGACTGACCATTTCTGCCGTGTTTATCTGACCCCGGTGGTGAATCTGGCACAACCCAAGCACAGAATCCTCGCCAATGCGCCTAGAACCGCTCAGGATGTGATGAATCTCGGCGGGGCTATCTACCCCCTCACCGTGGCAGACGATGCAACCCAAGGCCCGTACAGCGTCCTGAAAGCGTTTTTGATCTTTAGTCACACATACTCGCGGGTGCTGGGATTTTGATGCCGGCATGGTGCGATGCAGCATTCAACCACTCTAGCCATTCAGAAAAGCGTTTTTTACCGTATCGGCTGGTTCTTCTGCCTAGCATGACCATCCCTCCCTCAAGTCCTGGCGCGATGCGGGGAGCGGTTTCGCCTTCAAATGCCGCCGTCAGAACATCTT